CTTCAGGGAAGAAATTAAAAACATTCCAATGATTAGAGTTCTTCTTCCTGCAAGAACGTCTAATACATTTCATTTTAATCGATCCAAATATTTCTAAACAAACAATCGGTGGAGGATTTTGTCCCGCAAAAACAAAAACAAAGATCCCATTCGGTTTACGCCCGATAAGCTTTTTACCGCAAAGAGAGCATTTGTAGAACGTGACTTTTTTCATATTTTACTCGCAAACCTCACCCTGATGGTGATTACCCTAAAGTTAGTGTTATCCTCAGCTACAAGATCGCCGGAAACATCAACATCCTGAACAACAATACCTCCTATGCTAACCCAGTCTTCCGAAGCAGGTGCGCTTTGATAAAAAGGGATTCGAGTAATACCATCACCAGAACCTGGTGTTAGATAACCTACAATTTTATCCACCATTTGAGCAAGTTTGAAAAGCGAAGTGTCTCCACGAGTGCAAGGACGGATCTCAACTATCGATTCGGACATAGTATCAAGACTGATCGCCCCAAATGTTATTATGATCCATTTATCTACCGACTTGCTTTCGATAATGTTCACCGAAGTAAACCCTTGACGAAAGAAAACGCTGTACCCCTCGGTAGTTTTGAGACTTGTAAAAAGATACCGCCTCATACTATCCCTGAAATTTGTCTCTCTGGCAGTAGCATCTAAAGCCATCACCGCATCCTTTTGATTTCTTCGCTCAGTTTATCAAGTGCTGGAAAAAACTCTTTTGTCACGAAATCGTGTGCTATTCGTTGTTTCTCATCTTTGAGGTCTAACTTCGCCTCACAATTATTTAAAAAATCCAAGATACTGTTCAACTCGGATTCCGAAAGTTCTAATTTAAGGTGCAATTCTTTTGGGTAAACGTTTATAATTTCCATTATTTTGTCCTACCAAAAATCATTTTAAGTTTATCAGCTTCTTCTAAATCAAAACCTACGGGGTTTCTGGACAAAGCTTGTTCTTTCGCTACTTGTGCGCTACTGAAATTGGGAAGGAATTGATTTAAACATTTCGACATCTCAATCCAAAATACAAAAACAAAGTTGTACCGACTTCGTAGGTTCGCGTCTGTTGCATTATAAATGTCAGTCTGTAGATCGAGATTCATTTCACGCGAGAACTTGCCCCATTTAATGCTAAGACGGTCCAAATGGGATCTTCTACATTCATCATACATATCTTCAATCTTCATTACGTAATTAGACGGTGAATACATCATCGCCACCACCTTTTGATTTCTTCGTAAGTTTCTTTTTGATATTTTGATAGACTTCCGGCTTTAAAGTTTGCAAATGTGGGTCTAAAAATCGGTCTTGCGGGTGTGTTACCTTCACCAAACTCATTTGCCCTCGCGTAAGCAGCAATCGCACTCGGTTTCCCCGTACCATACCACCCTTTTTCACCTCGATCAAACCGACCTGCGGGAATTCCCCCCATAAACCCATCTGCATGTTTAAAAACAGAAATATTAGCAAGCACATCACCAAATAAAATCCAGGGATTGAGATGACCGACCATTGTTGATTTGTACTCAGCGTACTTAGGATGATACGGAGGGTATGTCGGTGTTGTTCCTGACGAGATATTTCTTCGCAACATCTCCGCGTATTCGATAGCCATACGATAAGGGAGTCTTTTTGCAGCAATATGAACGGTGTTCACCACTTTGTTCGTTGCTGAAAAGATCTTAGTCAGGTCTCTTTTATCTAGTTCAATCGATACTTTAATCATACAGTCGTCGTCGTGGTAGTGGTTGTCGTAGACGTAGTAGTTTCTGTTCCACGTGTATCTTCACGAAGTTCAAAAACATCCACACCTTCATACCTCCACGGCTTGACCGTTTCGACCTTATAATACTGATTTGAAGAGATACGGATACGATCTAAAGCTATAATTCCAAGGGAAGTGGCAGCATACATCTCATAGACTGAAATTCCTAAAAGACCTATCTCATCTTCCCGCGTTAATTCGTGTCCGTATAGAGGAGTTGTAATGAGGCAGTTTATTTGCGATGCAATAGTGCTCCATAGCGTTGTAACCCTCCACCGATCATCAGGTTCTTGATCAGTTGGGCGCAACACATCAGCAACAATATTGCACATGTAAAGCACTACCGAGTAACGGTAGATTTGATTTTCTAACAGATCAGGGGTTTTGTTCATTACCAAAAATTTTTTCCCCGAAATGTTCATTTCTACTATATCCCCAACAACTGCTTCCGTATCGTAAGAAAACCACCCTTCTAAAAAGAACTCTCGAATGAATGGTTTTGTTACTTGAGCATTCGCTTTCGTCCAAGTGTACTCTCCTGTGATATTCCCACTATCCCTAAGAATAGTATAAGAAGATCCTACTTCTTCAAGAGTACTTTTTATATCTGGACCAATACTCATTAGTCAGTCTCTTTTGGGGTAAATACTACAACATTGTCTGTTCCGTAAGTTACATCCTTTCCATGTTCGTCATACGCAAAACCGGCATCCACTTTCGTGCCGAACATTTTGAACGTATCTACTCCAGCGAACTCCGCTGGATTGTCCTTTACTGCCGCCTCAAACTTCTCATCCATCTCTTGAATGAGCTTATGAAAATGGTCAAAACGATGCTGGAGGTTAATCCCTTCAACTTTAAACTTGTTAGCATTTCCAGTCCGAAGAATTTCGTAGATATGACGTTTAGATCGATTAATCATCCAAAACTCTTTAAAAGATCCCGAAACGGGCAAAGACCACCCCGTTTCTCTTTCGGCATCTTCTATCGCTTCCGTTACATCTTCAGGTACAATATAATCCGAAATCTGGCGAAGACGTTTTTGAAGGATAATCGATAACTCTATTTTCGTCATTTCTTGCCTCGCAATTTAATCTTCGGTTTCTTCTTTCTCGGTGCCTTTGCAGGCGGTTCACTCGGCTTTGGCGGCTGAGTTGTTTTTTTCAATTTCTCCCTGTCAATAACGTCATCTTCTCCCCCAGAAACTGTCCCAACCGCAGAAGTTGAAGTGCCAATTCCTTTAGGGGTCTTGATAACTGGAGGAGGTTCAGGAATCGACTCATGTAAAATCTTGACGATTCCTGAACCCGACCGTGCTTCTGCAATCAAATCCTGGGTTATTGGCTTTCGATTCTTCCCGCCATATTTCCCAATTGAATAAACATTGCTTCCACACATTAGAGTTTTTTTAACTTCAACCTCTTCGATAGTCATATCGATTGTCCTCCAAGTTTGTCGTTCAAACTACCGCGAATTAGGCAGTAGTAGTAGTGGTGCTACTTGTCGTAGTAGTCGTGCTGGTCGTGGTGATGCTCTGTTCCGCTGTAGTCATGAAATCGATGGTGTACACCGCATCACGATTCAACATTACAGGCAGACCTTTGTCCTGAACACGAATCCAGGTTCCCTCAGGATCCCACTCATCTTTCTTATCCGTATAGCGGCCATAATGACGACCAAGACCAAACGGAGCATTGTAATAACGCGCAACGGGCTTGCCTTCAACGGACGAAGCCATAAACGCAACTTTGTCATTCGGGACAAAGTACTTCTGCATCATAACGAAGTCTTCCCCGGCCTTGTAAGAATTGGTCGGAGGGTATTCGATCTGAATGCGGTTGTTCGTCTTATCAACGGAAAAGATAATACGAGTTTCGTAATTATCGTCTGCTTCCGAAGCATCATACAGCCAGATTTTCTCGTTTGCCTCGAAATCAGAAGCATCGCTTACCGAAAGCCATGTAGTCGATCCACCCGTTACAGCAGCAGTCAACCAGGCCTTTGCTTCGTACATTTCATCGTAGATCACGATGTTTTTGATACCAAACAAAGAAGTAAGCACATCGGCATTGACTAAAGCCAGATCGTTGATGCCTGCACTTGCCATATACGAACCATCCCCATAATAACTTTTTTGCAGGAGCTGTCGGATGGTTGTATCATTGCCTAGAACATTAAGACCTTTGGAGTTGATAAACATGTAGTCGATCTTTCCCCCACAGGCTTCGGCAATTTTCAACTTGGCATTCTTGATGTCGCTGAGAATGTTTTTGCTTCCTCCACTATCCCAGTTGTAAGCAGAAGCAAGTGTAACCTGATGATCAGAAGGTACTTTGTAGTCAACAGTAACTTGATAGCCGCCTTTGATCTGATAAGTGAAAGAGCCATTAAAAAGCATCTGACAGAACATCCACTCTTTCCTACGAGCGGAACGGTTCATGATATCTGCCAGATTTTCAGCAACGATTTCAGCAGCACGCCAATGCCGTGCGTCTGTTCCTGGTTTCCGCAGATTGTTGAGGACTTCCTCATCAAAATAGCGTTTTTCTTTCCAGTACGCAGCTTCGGCGCTGTGCTGTGCCACCCCATATCCTGCGGAAACAGGAGCAGGGGCTCCAGGCGGCACAAACGGAGTCATACCGCGACCTCCACGTTGACTCTCCCATTTGATCGTGGAAGACTCAGCATTTCGGCTGGGGAACATGTTATTCAAAATAAGACTCGGAGGAGCCTTATACTTTTCGACAAATTCTTGCAAAACTTCGTGGCGCAAGAGAGGTATATCAGAAGTTCCACGCATAATGTTTTCACCCCCTTTCTATTAAATTTACCTGATGTACAGGTACTGGCCAAAAGAGGCCGCGCTAATATCGGTTTTCGCAGCAGCATCCATGTTGAGAAGAACACCTTCGTACAGAACACAGTTCCCAAGGATCATAGTCGCCACAGCGCCTTTTGCCTTAGAACCTACACCTGTATCAACGGATTTCTCAAGAATGCCAACACAATCCGAATAGTTATTGCCAGAAGTACCCGCCTCGACAATCACATAACCATAAGCAGAAGTCTCGAAAGTCCCACTTGTAGTGGTGGTAGTTGTTATTTTTGTCATGTGACTATACGTGGTGGTATCAATTGCCGTGATTGCTCCGAGGTTTTCAGCCGCAGTTGCATTGTCATTGATGATAAGATCATCACCAACAACAAACTTGTAACCATCATCCTTGCCGACATAAATAACATTGGCAGCGGAACCAACATCAGCTACAAGATAAGCACGACCTGTAATATACTCGGAAGCAGATGCCGCAAATGTGGTCGGACTGTAAGGAACAAGCAAGCCCGAACTACCTGCGGATAAATCAAGAGCAAGAGCCGCACCCTTAGACAAAACCCCATAACCAGCTTTCAAAGTGACAGGCACTTTCAAAGCCGCCATCGGATCGGAGTAATAAAGAGAACGAAGGTCTTCTTGCGCTCCATACTGGACATACGGAATATCACCGGACATATGATTTCACCTCCTTTCAGATGAAAATGAGTTATTCGACTTTCTGGCCGACTGCGTTAAGCAGGGCGTTTACGTTGGTTTCGTTTTCTTCTTTCAGCTTCGTACCATTCTGGGGGTCTTCTTCTTCACGATTGCTGGTGCCCATCCCCATCACTTCGGTAGTGACACCGCGATCTTCCCAGTCTTTGATCTCAGCTTCAAGAGCTTCCTTGAACTTATCTACGACAAGCTTGTTGGAATCTTTCTCAACAAACCGATCAAACCGCACCATGTTTTTGACTTTCTCATGGAAGCGATCCGGTACGCGGGAATCCCCCAGCATCTCGGCGTAGATACGATCAGCCTTTTCCTGGTTGGCCTCTTCGCGGGAAATAGTGATTTCCTTATCACTCGAAGCAAGGCGATCAGAAAGCTTGTTCATCTCTTCCTGCACCTTGTTGAATTTGCTTTCCCACTCAGATTCTTGTTTCTTGAACTGCTCCTGAGCTTCCTCAAGAGTTTCGAGTTTCAGTTGTTCGACCAAATCAGGATGTTTTTCCTTCATTTCTTTCAGATCCATTTTGGTTTTCACCTCCTTTCTGGATTCAGGTTCATCTGTTTCTACATCTTCGATTTTAGTTTCATCACCTCCTCTACTGAAATATTGAATTTCCTCAGTCTCTTTTCGGGAGAAAGCGGAAGACGTGGTCTTACTGTCCCAACCGAATACACAAACAGAGACTTCTTTTATTTCAGACTTGAGGAATACGGTTCCCGGTCCTTTGAACGTGAAACCGTTTACTTCCATACTTTCTTTCGGGCCCAGACGCTGAATGTCAATCGGTCTGATATACACCGAAGATTGAAAAGGAAACCCTTCACTTGAATCTTTGATGAACTTGTTGGCAACATCGTTTTCTAAGAACTTCGTTTTTTCAGGGTCTACTCTTAGACCTTCTTCGTTGCTCTTAATCAAACGAGAAGTGAATCCAATCCGTGCATCGGTATAGTGTTCCTCAAGAACGGGGATTTTCGGAGCAGCCATTTTTATTCCATCAAGACTGAAAACGAGATCCCCCCAATACCAATGACCTTTGATCACTTTGCCTGAGTAAGCAGTCATGTTGAGTTTCGGAGTTTTACCTTCTTCTTGTTCGGCAAAAGCACAACAATTTTCCCCGTACTCAACAAAACGTAGCGCACCTTTCGGCAGTTGCTCCTTTTTAACCTCCTTTTTCATCATTCTTGCTCCTGTTTAGGGTTATTATTTTTAGCCTTCGGTTTTTCCCCTTCAATCTTTTCTTGCAA